TGCCTTAACTGTTAGTGGTCTACGTCTGGCGTGGTTTCCAAGGTGTGGATACGGGTTTCATGGTTCTGCAGTTTCTTTGCCATTGCCAAAAGAGTTGCCATCAAATCTACTTCTTGCGTTCCGTCTGGCTGTGCCACGGTTACTAGGTAAGGAGTAAGACCAGTCAAAGAGACCGAGTTTTGTAAAGGCTGTATCAACACCTTTTTGCTCTTGTCTTGATGCTTTCCAAACTCCCCAAAATAAACGGGGTACTCTGGGTCTGCTGCAAGGAANTGAACCCACACTCCCTGCCCAATTGCAGGTGCTGGAGTATGAACTCCTGAAACACTCATAGGCCATACCCAGTCAGTAACTTGTCCGGGTACGGTCTGAAGTTCTACCTTAACTCGCTCTTGTTTTAAAGGGTCTTTGTTGTCTTTAACGACCGCTCTGTAAACACCGCTTAGAGTTTTGATTGAATCCATCACGCTGAACCTAAGCTAATGTTTCCTTCTTGGAATCTAAAGATTTGTCCAGCTGCTCCTACAAGCGGTGTAACGAGACCTGAACCTCCAGCAACATGCAAAACGGTAACTGTGGCTACACGTACTTGTGGAAGGTTGTTGCAAGCAAGTTCAATATCTTCTTTATGAATAGTATCTCCAAAGTTGTTATTGAAATAACCATAAGTAGAAACTAACATTGACTTAATTGCTGCCTCTACCTGAGAATGGGTGTATTGAGGATTAGCTGTGTATTGCAACGCCAAAATAACATCCACATAGGTTGGTGGTTGTATCGTTAAAGAGGAGCCAATCAAAAGACATGGGGCTAAAGAAGATTCAACGGTGGCAGACAGTGTTGTGTATTCGTTTGAAGGACTGCCATCTGAGTTTAACCCAGGCTGCAAATCGGTAGTGTTGTTGTCACGTGAGGGAGCGATGTACAGTGTCACAGATGACCACGTACTTGCTGTTGCGTTAGCTTTTCCAACTCCAGTAACGCCCAAAGCTAAACTATTGAAGTCATCCAAAGTAACAGCACGGGTGTTTGCTCGTAGGTAAACCGGTGCCAGTTGCTTAATGAGAGTCAAAGACTCGGGGTCAGTTCCACCTGTGCCTACTCCTGGTTGCTGAATAGTGATAACGCTTTTTACAAACGATAACTGATTGCTGGTATACCCTGGAACATAATCAATCGTTGTAAGAGTTTGCGGCAAAATGTTTCCTACCGTACCGCCACCGACTGTGTAAACGACACGAATTTCGGAAAATGGAATTGGTATCAAACCAGCAATTCCATTACCAAATTGAATAAACACATTATTGTTAGCATCAGAGAATAAGCTAAACACCTGGTCGTAAGCACCGTAATCAATGAGGTGCTGTACTTGGGTCCACTTAGAGTAGCTGTCCCCATCTTGCACATAGACAGTTACTGGAGTGTTGTCTGTATTATCTGCAGAAGGTGCTTCCATAAGTTGGTATGTTTGATTTGGGGCGCTATTTGGGTCGCCATAACCAATCAGTTCTCCGTATGAATTAGCATTTGCAGAAACAAGTGTGACCGACCTGCCATGAACAGCGTTTACCTGAACCAAACCATTTGCTACTGCTGGGTCAGCAACAGCGTCTGTAAGAGTTGTGAAGTAAACTGGTTGAACCGTGTCTCCCACAGTTACTTCTCCTGAAACAACTGTTCCTGCTGGCAAAGTAATTGCTACAGGAGACATAGTTGCTGTTCCAGACTCAGAGCCACCTGATGCGCCAGAGTAAGAACCTGCCACTGCAAAAGAAGTAGGACTTGCTGCGGTTATTGTTGCGCTAGTTACGTTAAATGCCGTAGTAGTAAACCCAGCTACAGTAACAGACGCACCAACAACGAAGCTATTTGTAGCTACATAGGTAAACGTGCTTCCATTACCAGAAGCGCTTGTTACGGATGCAGTAGACGTTGTCTCTGTGTTTACAAACTGAACTGGTACTGTTGCGGAACGATAGCCGGCTGGGGTGTAGCCGTAAGTTTCAGCGATGTTAATGATGCTGTCACGCTGTGTAGCTGTTGAAAGAAAAGCCTCATTTGCGTTTCGGTCAATGTAGTAAGAAATCAAGTCNCCCAAATAAGAAAATGCTTCTATAAGAGCAAGTCCAAAATCAGCTTCGTTATTGCCTGTCCATGAAGGAAGACGGTCCTGTACACGAGCGATTAACTGCTCTCTAATAGCATAGTAATCACGACTAGTGTAGTCAATAGATATGGGAGCATACGTTGTGGGTAGGGCTGTCATAGTGTTTCCTCTGTTGGGGTAGACGTTCCATCAATTGTTATCAATGAAACAGTTGTAGAAACAGTTTCGTTATTAGGTAGGTCATAAATTATAGTGATGGTAAATGTTCCAGAGTACTCATCGTAAGCTGTAGATACTGTCTGAAGAGACAGCAATGGAAGCTGTTGAAGAAAAGCTCTTTCTATTTCTGTTTTGACAAGTGAGCTTGCAAAGTCAGAGGTTTCCATAAAGGCAGAAGGAACTAGAGTTCCGAACTCAGGCGTCATTAATCTTTCACGCAAGTTTGTTCCTATGACGGCACGAACTCTATCTGACCAAATTTTGGAAGGGTCTGTTGTAGTCACAACGTTGCCGTAAGAGTCAATAGCAAATGGCAACGACAAAGCTATTTCAGCCATTATCCGACCCACTTTCTGTTAGACATTTTGTACCCTGCTTGTGTTTGGTTAATGATGGGTTTTGTAACGCTAACTTTAGCAGTAGTGGGTTTTAACGAGAATCCTGTAGTCAATTCTGCTTTTACATTTCGGGTAGGAACTACACCTGCTGAGGAAGGTCTGGAGGCAGTTGGTACATTTCCTTTTGTTCCATCTGTCATACAAGTGAAGTCAACCGAATACCGACCATCGTAAGTTACAAAATGGGTCGCATCTTTTACTATCCAAAAACCGTCTGTAAAATCTCCAGTGCCGTTTATTTCAACAGTACGATAAGGAGAAATGCGAGGGTCACCTTGCCCAGCAGCAACTGCGTTGTGAGAAAACCTAGACAACCGAGCAAAAGCATCCGCCATAGCTTTAGCTACTGCTGGGGACTCAGCCATTCTTGTGGGCATAATTTGAGTAAATAATTCAGAGTTAGTTGATGCACGTAAGTTAGTACTTAAAGTGCTTGGTGCAGATGTTTGTTTAAACACCTTTCCTGATATTGGGTCAATACCAGAGACTGTCTTTTCTTTTTTAGCATTGACTGAGCTCTCTTGAACATCTCCAAGTGTAGGTTTAAACATGTCAAGGGTCTGTGATTCAAAAGTTGCACCAGCATTAATGTTTGTTTCTTGGTAGGACAGCACTGGTATTGAGGTAGAGAAGGTGTCAATCATTGTGTCAATAGGATGGAAGTGAAGTTCAACTCCAATCATCTGTGCAACATACCCAACACGATGAGCTAGTTCCTGAATTTTCTCCCAATACGTGTGCCCAACCATAGACTGTTGAGCAAACCTTACTGGGCTCTGTGTTACCACTGGTTTTAAGTTAACTGTTTTTGCAATATCAGTAACAATTTCTGATGCAGTTTTGTTTGTCCAAATTTTGCTTGAACTTTCTTTTAGAGGAAAGCCAGCACCAACAGCTTTAATAACTACATTACGCTTAGAAGTAGATTGAACAACTGGAGTTATGTTGTACACATAACCATTAAACTCACCGCTCGCAATTGCTGTAAACCATTTTATTTGAACCAAAACACCAGTTTTTAAAATGTTAAAGTAAAACGGACTAAACATAGCGTAAGCTATTTCAACCACGTCATGCTGCCCCTGTGCTTGGTGCAGCGTGAAGTATTGAGGTTGAGTGGTAAAAGACGGAAAATCAGGAAAAGTAACTTTTGATGTAGTACCAAACCTATTTTGAGTTGTGTAGTTACTCAATTGGAATCCTTATTTGAGTTCCAGGAGCAATTTCAAATGGGTTAATAATTTCAGGATTTACATCCATAATTTGCCACCACATTTCAGGGTTCCCAAGTTTCATAGCGGCGATGTGTTCAATCCTGTCGCCATCAACAACCTCATACCAGTAAGTTTGAACTTGGTATGTTGGCCATTGACGATAAACGCTTTGGATGTAGTTTCCTGTACGGGCGTTGTATGCCTTTAGCAAAGGACCATCTGCATATCTGCTATCTTGATAAATCATGGTTACTTCTTCTTTGGGTTAGTAGTGAGCATAGTTGCATAGTCGTAGTACCTATTGCAGGTTATTGAGATAGTAGACAAGATAGGAACCATTCGGACATTAAAGACAGAGTGATGAACAGAAAGGCTGCTAACACGCACTCTATACCGCATGCTATTACCCAAATGAAGTTCAACAGGGATGACTGGTAGCCATCCAGGGTCACTGGTTGTTTTCATCAATGTAGTGTTTACGAGTGATTGACCGTCAAAACCATGCAACGATTTAAACAAGTACTCAATATCGTACATTGTTCCTTTTTCATAGATAGCNTTCCTATCANCAACAGGAACAGTTGATGGGTATGGATTTGCTGGAGCCTGTGGTACACCAGCATTTAATCCTGCTAATTGATTTAGCGTTTGATTTGCTACAGCAGTTTCTAGTAACAGCTGAGTATCTGGGTCACTAGAGTAAATAAAACTTCCATCAGGATTTAAATAACTCATATCTTCAATGCGATTGATTAGAATGTCAAAAGATATAGTACTGTTCATTAAATTAGACGTAATAGGTTGTACTACATCTAAATTCAATCCTTCATATTGTGGGTTAGCACTCATTACTGCTCCCCACGCCATATCAACCGTAGTTGGGTTATACATAAACCGGAAACCGTACATAGTTGTATCAATTTGAGTTGGGGTGTTTCCAGCAGCTAAAGCTTTTTGTGCAACTGCTAAGTTGGCAGCAGTGTTTAGAGAGCGGTCCATCTGAAACGCACCTTTAGAACCGTTCCCATCTTGCCAAGCTTGAGCGGCATCCGTGTATGAGATTTTGTCTACGTACCCATAAAGCCCATNAGCTTTTAATCCAGCTAAAGGATTAAAATAAGCATCATTTACCATNGGTGCATTAAACTTAAAGGGACCCTTATATGGGTTGGTGTTTGGAGCTAATGGTTGTTTAGTGGTGTACTTTTTAGCTGCCTTCGCAGCTTGAGTTTCAAAGTATTGGTAATTTATGCTAGTAGGAACTCCAAAAGGAGTAAATGGGTTGTAAGGACCGGCAGTTTGAGAAGCATAAAGGTACTGGTTGTATGAGTCTGTAATACTTTTCTTTTTAGCTGTGCTTAGTGCATTCCATTGGGAAGTAGTTAGATTTGCCCATACTGCTGCTGGAGGTAATTTAGTGCTCATCAGTTACTTCCAATCGTTGTTATTGCAGCTTTTCCTTCAAGAACAGACTGAACTTTTTTTGCAAAAGCTACTGCTTCTGAGTCAGATGCTTGACCAATCGTCAAATAAATATTTACATTATGGCTTGGTAAGGTTTGTGTTGTTGCAGCGTTTGAATTTTTAATCCCATAGTAAGCATTTGCTGTAGAAACAGAGGCTCCATAACCTGGGGTTCCGCCACCTTTGAAACCGTTATAACTTCCCTGTCCAGTTTTTCCTGTAACCCATGCTGAATTACTGATGTCTGATAAAGTAGTTCCAACTAAAGCGCCAGATTTTAAGTCGTTGAGTATTTGAGTATATCCACGACCAGACGCATCTTTTCCAGTTAGTGTTGCAATTGTTGCATCAATACCCTGTTGAATTGAGGTGTAGGTTTTTACTCCTTGAAGATTCCAATTAGTTGCACCCTGTTCGTTCAATGTAGTGTTTAAAGGATTGTTATGGTTTAATCCACCTTCTTGGGCCATCCAAGTGGTTACTGCTGTTAAGTTATCTTTGGTTGTGGGAGCGCCAATAGAGGACAAAAATGATTTTGCCCATGCTTGTGATGCAGCTGTTCCAGTGTTGGTGTTGTTTGGTCCAGTGTTTGGTCCACCCATAGATGGGTAGGCAGAGTTGAACGACACGCCTCCACTTACTGGGTTACCGGCTCCAGACAAGGTTGAAGGGTCTACAGGGTTATTAGCGCCCTTCCAAACTTCGTAGTGAAGTGCAGGTCCCGTAGTATTTCCAGATGCTCCAGACTTTCCAATCTCTTGTCCTTTTCGGACTTGAATACCTGGGCTAACTTCTTTGTTGCTCAAGTGAGCATAAATAGTTGAATAACCATTTGGATGGTCTACCACTACAGCTTGACCATAGTCACTGCTTAAAGTTCTGTTAGAAACAGTTCCATCTAAAGTTGCGTAAACAGAAGAGCCGACTCCAACTGCATAATCTGTACCCATGTGTGTGTTGCCGGTTGATGCCCAAATT